TATACAAAAAGCACTTGAAGAATACAGAGCTGGCGAAACACGTGGAGCACAATCTGTGCTTATGTGGGGACAAGCTGGTAATTTAACAGATGACCAAATATTTCAATTATCGTCATTTGTGGAGGTAGAGTTAAGTGAGTAATTACAAAAAAGCAACGCCCGAACAAATAAAAGAATGGCATGATACAGAAGGAAAATGGTGGGCAGATAGAGCATTGTCAATTGTAGCTATTTGTTCTTTTTTAATTTTCTCTTTAGTTGGAATGATGGGATTAACAATGTATTTAATACAAGTAGGAGTTTACTCGTAATGGTAGTAGAAATTTACAGTAAAGATAATTGTCCATATTGTGATATGGCAATCCGACTAGCAGAACAGCATGCAAATCTATATAGAGTATTTAAATTAGGTGAAGATTTTGAGCGTGAATTAATGGAAGTTAAATTTCCAAATGCAAGAACATTTCCACAAATTATCGTTGATAACGAACCAATTGGTGGATATACCGAATTTAAGGCTTTAATAGATAATGCCTGAACGCGTCTATGAGTTTGATTGTGGATATTGTTTTAAAATATCCGATATACATATAGACGACGATGAAGTTAAACCTCGTTTCTGCCCATTTTGTGGAAATCCAGTAGATGAAGCAGAAGAAGATGAGCTTGATTTCGATGCATAAATACTATTATGGATTGGACATATCAAGGCGTAAAATACGAGCCACCTAAAGATTTCACACCAGATGATTATTATGGATTTGTTTATATGATAACAAATCGTGCTACTGGTCAGAAATATGTAGGTAAAAAATTCTTTTGGAGTAAAAAGACTTTACCACCTTTAAAAGGAAAAAAGAGAAAAAGAAGAAGTATAGTAGAATCAAATTGGCGAGAATACTATGGATCGAATAAGCATCTCGTAGAAGAATTAGAAACCTCAGGTGATATATTCTACAGAGAAATATTACATTTATGTAAAACAAAAGGTGAGTGTGCTTATATGGAAGCCAAAGAACAATTTGATCGCGATGTGTTATTATCCGATGATTATTACAATGGGATAATTAATTGTCGAATTGGTAGTAATGCTATTAAAAATCTAAAGAAATAGGGGGTTTACAAACGCCTTGTTTTATGGTATAATATAGACCATTATGTCAAAAGAAAAGAAAAGCAATGTTATTAAGTTTCCAAATAGAATGTTGGAAATTGAAAAGAAACTAAAAGAATCCCGAGAAGCAGTACAATATATATCTGACGAAGCAGCAGATACAGCGCAATATATGTTAGATATAATCGAATCTGAATTACAAATGTCTCCTGAATCTGAATTCCATAGAATGGATTTTAGAGATGACCGTACTAGAGAGTCCAGAGATATGTACGCTATTATAAATCTAATTAATGCAATGTTGCTTAGATTTGCTGGCGTACCACATAAACTCCAAAAAGAATTAGATACAGTGTTTGTAAAAACCCATGCTTTATATAAACAAGGTAAACAAGAGATTGAAATAGAATTCGAACCAGAATTCAATATGCCAATTGACCCAGATGAAGGTGGGTTAGGAGATGATGATGATAATAGTTGATTATAGTCAAATTGCTTTAGCAAGTATAATCGTACAAAGAATAGATGACCCAGAACTAATACGACATATTTGTTTAAATACTCTTAGAATGTATAATAAAAAATATAGAGAAGAGTATGGACAAATGGTATTAGCATGCGATGGTTTTAACTCTTGGAGAAAACAATTCTTTCCAGAGTACAAAGGCAATCGTAAAAAGAATAGGTCAGCATCAGAATTAGATTGGAATTTAATATTTGGTACACTTAACGATTTAAGAGAAGAAATAAAAGATAACTTTCCATGGAAGGTATTACATTTAGATGAATGCGAAGCAGATGATATTATTGCTACACTTACAATGCAAACACAAGAATTTGGTTTACACGAACCAGTTATGATTATATCTTCTGATAAAGATTTTATACAATTACAAAAATTTAATAACGTAAAACAATTTAGTCCAGCAACTAAAAAGTTAGTCACCGATCCTAATCCTAGATTATATAAATGGAACCACGTATGCCGTGGTGACTCTGGTGATGGTGTTCCAAATGTATTATCTCCAGATGATACTTTTATAACTGACCAACATCAGAACCAATTACGTCAAGCTAAGATAGATGGTTGGGCAGAGAACGTAGATAATTTAAGAGAAGAAATGGGCGATGAAATATATCGTAATTTTCAAAGAAACCAAACACTAATAGATTTTGATTATATTCCAGAAGAGATACAAAATACTATTATAAATACTTTTAATGAGACAAAGCCTGCACCAAACATGAAGGTTTTGAATTACTTAGTTAAGAATAGATTAAAAAATCTAATTGAATGTACGGAGGAATTTTATACACATGGCTAGATTATTAATACCAGAAGTTTTCGAACAGTTTGAAAGCTTAACAAAAAAAGAAGAAAAGGTAAAGTTGTTAAAAGAAAACAACCATCCAGCTTTACAAGATATTTTAAGAATAAACTTTGATGCTGATGTCGTTTCAGTATTACCAGCAGGTGCACCGCCTTATGAAAAAGACGATGCTCCAAAAGGTTATTCGGCTAATTCGTTATTCAGACTTCACAAACAATTTAAATACTTTTTTAAAGGTCCATTTGCAAATCAAGTAAAACCTATTCGTAGAGAAGGTATCTTTTTAAATATACTAGAATCAATACATCCAACAGAAGCTGATGTATTAGTTGCAGCAAAAGATAGAAAATTAAAAGTAAAAGGTTTAACAAAAGCTTTAGTAGATGAAGCTTTTCCAGGTCTTATCGTAAAAGCGGTAAGGAAAACAACAACACAGAAAAAGGAGAAATAGCCTATGGAATAATCCTTCGTTATGTAATTTTAATTAATCACAACATGGAGATTGCTTATGATTACAGATTTGGAACGTCTCAAGAAAGATTACAGAGAGACAATTCATTATAAAAGACGATTGAAGTCGAGAGGGAAAGACTCTTTAGCTTATAAAAACGAAAAGAAAGCTTTAGGTCTGAAACAACATATAAAAGAATTACAAACAATAGGAGGATAGAGTCAGGGTTTAACCCTGGTTCGCTAGGGTTAAACACTAATATGGTAATGACAACTTCTACATTAAAACATACGTTTTTGTCGGAAGATGGATCGAAAACAGCTAAAGTATTTGAAGCTTATGAAGGATACTTTGTAGAATTTTATGCTGAAGACGATTTAGTTGAAAGAAGAGAAATGTTCGAACACAATGAACAGTACGCAGAAGATGCTGCTGAGAATTGGGTTCTTGGAGTGATAAAAGGATAAAGGTTTACAAACGCTTTATTTTATGGTATAATATACATTATGAATATTTTTGTATTAGATAGAAATCCCGTTGTCGCAGCACAAATGCAATGCGATAAGCATATAGTTAAAATGATTGTAGAATCGGGTCAAATGCTTTCTACAGCTCACAGAATGTTAGATGCCGAGGTCACTCGTGGTCCATCTAAGTCAGGAAAAACAATTCAAAAGAAATGGGTCTTTCGCGACGAGCGCGAAGATATATTATATAAAGCTGTTCACATGTATCATCCATGCACCACTTGGACAATGCAATCTATACATAACTATCGTTGGCATTATTTACATTTTGTTGGGTTATGTGACGAGTATACATATAGATATGATAAAGTCCATGGTACAGATACAAGACTAAGAGGACCTTTAGAAAAGGTACCTCACAATATACCACGTGGAAGAATGACAGACTTTGCATTAGCAATGAAAGCATTTCCAGATTGTATGACAGATTGTGCGGTAGAATCATATAAGAATTTTTACCATACTAAGTTAGCTTATATGCCAATGGTATGGACTAAACGTAAACAACCCGATTGGTTTAATCCAAATGCTTACGAAAAGAAATACAAAAAAGAACAATGGGTTGGAGAACACTGGGAAAAAGCAAATGCCACTGTATGAATTTAAAGATACCGAGACAGAAGAGATATTTGAAGTAATGATGTCTTTTTCTGAAGCAGAAGAATTTATGGAAAAGCATCCGCAAATAAAAAGATACTATTCCAAAGCACCTGGTTTAATTACCGGGAAAGAGGGAGCTACACTTAAGAAAGCTGGAGATGGCTGGAAAGAAGTGCAGGATAAAATTAAAAAAGGTTTACCGAAAAGGTATGCAGAAAATATACGAACAAAATGAATAAGAATATCTTAATCAATTTTAGTCCTTTAATAGGTGTTTTCATTTTCAGCTTGATTGTTTCAGCTTGTAGTGTAATGCCTAGTATTCCGCTAACAGATAAAAACTGGGGGATAAAAGAGAATACAAATATATGTTTTTTTAACAACAAAGGAAATCCAATCTGTCAACAAATTTTAAAAGGTACAATGTTATGTGGTAAAACAGAACTTGGCCAAGAAGTTTGTTTAGATATAACACCGGCAACTATATTCTAATGGGTGATTGGTTTGCAAAATCTATGACAAAGTTCTTCCGTTTTATTGCGGATACGTTCTTTGCAAAAAGATATGGTCATAGAGCTATTGTGTTAGAAACAATTGCAGGAGTACCGGGAATGGTAGCTGGTATGTGGTTGCATTTAAAAAGTTTACGTAAAATGAAAACTGGATACGGTCCAGATATAAGAGAAATGTTAGCTGAAGCAGAAAACGAAAGAATGCATTTAATGTTCTTTGTACAATTAGTTAAACCAAATTGGTTTGAAAGATGGTTAGTTTTATTAGCACAAGGAATTTTTATGTTGTTTTATTTTCTAATATATATTATATCCTATAAAACAGCACATAGAATGATAGCTTATTTCGAAGAAGAAGCAGTTGTTAGTTATACAGAATATTTAGAATTAGTAGAGAATGGAACAATTGAAAATAGGTCAGCACCACATTTAGCAATACAATATTATGATATGAGTAGTGATGCTAAGTTATCAGATTTAATTAAAAAAGTAAGAGCAGATGAACAACATCACAGTGAAGTTAATCATCGATACGCGGATGGAAAATAATGAGTAATTCAGGTTGTATATCACATCAAGAAATAGCAAGAGTACTACACGCTGACCACAGCGAATATAAAATGGGTACTTTAGTATATGGAACATACGAAGAGATAGAAGAATGGTGCGAAAAAAATAATATGTTTGTAGATAAATATTTAGACCACGTAAATCCATCTACAATTTATAATGTTGGTGAATGGGTAGGTAAAGGAATGTCCGATCCATTTAGCGTTAGTGTACCATTTGATTATAGAATGAATAGAGCCATGGGAACATTTAATACTCGTGGAGTTAATTTGGATAAGTGGTAATGTACGATATGAATGTTATTATTATTTTAGAAGCACTTCTAATATGTGCAGGTATTATTTTCGCATGTACTGTATTTGTATTAGCAGGATTATCTGGTAAGTTTCATTTTAAGAAAAAAGAGAAAGGAAAAGGCGATGGCGGTTGGTAATTTTAAACATACCCCGGTCGAATATAACGAAGAAAGTTTAGACCAACAAAATAGAAAGTCAGGTCGGGTATACGTAGACGAAAGAGGAAACGAATATCCTAGTATTACAAGAGTATTATCTATTCTAAATAAAGATGCTATTATTGCATGGCGTAAACGTGTAGGTGAAGAAGAAGCAAATCGTATTAGTACTAAAGCATCTAAACGTGGAACAAAGGTACATGGACTAATAGAAAAATTTATTGCAAACGAAGAATGGAATGTAGATGTTAACTTATTAGATTTGCAAGTAATGAAAGATGTCACACCAGCTATCGAAACAAGTCTATCAGAAGTATTTGCAATAGAAAAGAAAATGTATTCAGAACATTTAGGTGTTGCTGGTACAGTAGATTGTGTTGGTATTTGGAATAATAAAAGAAGTATTATAGATTGGAAAACATCTCGTAAGTGGAAAAAGAAAGAATGGATTTCTGGTTATTTTATGCAATCGGCAGCGTATGCAATTATGTGGGAAGAAAGAACAGGTATGCCGATTAAGAATTTAGTTATATGTATTGCAGGTGATGAAGGTGTGCAAATCTTCGAGGAAGATCGCGATGATTGGACACAACCTTTGATAGATACTATATCAGAATTTAAACGGAGAAACAAATGAGCGGTCATAGTTATGTAGGTCCATTATTGGAAGCTTTGATTTTAAAACTCGAAGGTGAGATTGCTATTGCAAAAGCAAACATAGAAGTTTATAAAAGTAATGCTGCTGGTATTGGCGAACATCCAGATATTGTTGAAGCTATCGAAACGCAAGTTGCTAAAATAGCAGAAGCTGACGATAAAATAGAGACAATTAGAAAACACTTTTAGCATAAATAGTAGTTTA